TATCAAACTCTACAAATTTTATTGTTTCAAATATATCAGTGGAATGCAAACCTAATGAAAAGCCTCCTATCCCACTGAATAAATCTATTACTTTAAGCTTGTTCAATTTGATTTCTCATTTTAAGAAATTTGAGTTTAGCTATTTTTAACATACGATCAAATAATGATTCTGCTTTTATTGTATGTATTTTATTTCTAAGTTCTCCATTAAGATATAGTGTAATATTATTCTTATCTAGATCTAACTCTATGGTAAAAAATTCTTTACCCTTTATCTTTTTTTCCACCATTTACATCTCCGTTTAAAAGTTTTGTGCGAAATGTTGCGTTAGGAATTTTATTTTTCCTTGCTTGATGATCTACATAATCACTTAATATTTTAGATATCATTGCACCAGGAGCTCTAAACTTTTCTTTGCAAAGACCTTTTAATAAATCGTAATCATATTTTTTAATTGCAACTGATTTCCATTTATTTATGTCCATCTTTAACCTCCATGTCTGGTGTTAAAACTAAAGGTATTTCTTTAGAGGGATCCAATAATGCTACAGTTGATTCTAATTTTTTATTAGTTTCTTGTAGCACCTTTAAACTTCCTTCTAATGCATTAAGCCTACTAATCAAAACATGAAAAGTATTTTCAAGTTTTTTTAATGCTGTATCAAACTCATCACCCTCTGGCTTTTGGCCTAAAGGTAAAACATTTGGGTTAGTATTAGTTTCCATTGTCATTTATATCCTCCATTGTTGGTTCGTCTTTTCTGTTTTGTAATTCGTCCTCTACTAAAAGAGTGGCTACAGTTTTATCAAATGGATAATGAATATGATTTTCTCCTTCAATAAATTTAATATTTGCTATTCCATCAATGTACATATCGTAATCCGTTGTAAATTCTATTGGAGTACCACTTACATCAAATTCTGGTATAGCTGCTAACTTCTCATCTGCATCCTCAATTATTTGATTTAGTATTAGACTTTTACTTTTTAGTTTTTTCATGAAATCTTACATATATGGGATAATAAAACATGTCAAACAATATTGCATAGAATTTATAAAAAAGTATAAAGAATTATGGTTTTAAAATTTATATTATTAAGTAGTTTTTGTTTTAATATAAATAATGAGATAAAGTGTGGCCAATATTTACGAGATAACCTCATAGATCGACAGAGATGCATAGATATGGCAAATGCTATAGGTAGAGCCCAGAAAACTAAAATGGAAGGCAGAGAGGGTTCTTTAGTCCAATATGAGGCACATTGTATAGCTATCAACCAAGAAGGGTATGATGTTGACCATTCCTTCAAAATATCCTATACTATCTCATGAAGGCTTATCGTATCATAGCTTATCAAAACAATATGCGTGTAGACCAAGTTGTTGAAGCAGAAAATGATAAAGCAGCGTTACATAAGTTTTCAGAAATGGTGGATCAAGGTAAGTGTGAAATTATCAAAGATGGTTTTACAGGAAACACCGAGGTTCACTTAACTTATGAGGAACTAAAAAATGAGTCCAAAAAAGATTGAGTTGTTAAAACAACTTCAACATCTTGAGCATAAGTGGTCATCTGAGTTAATGACACATGGTGGTGTACATACCGGTATGACTAAAATTGAGTCTGATATTAGATCTAAAAGAAACCAGATCAAGTATCAAGATGTTCAAGAAAACTTAGCTGCAACAGGTTAAGTTTAAGTATTTAAAAAATTGAACTTTTCTCCTAGGAGTCGTTTCGGCAAAATAAACTGGTAGTGATTTATAATAGCATATAATTTTTTTCTTTTGCTAACACTATAGGGTAAAAATAAATTTGCTAAATAATAAGCCTTACGGTGAGAGCATCTCCATCTCCATTGATCTTTTCTATTCATAGATCCTTTTGCTTTTCCTTTGAAATGTATAGTACCAACTTTAACTATATCGTAAAAATTTTTTATGCACTCTAAATCTGTCATAGCAATTTCCATACCAACATTCCATTTTTTATAAGTCTTACCATTTGAATTTCTACAATTGTATTGTGCATAATTTATATTACCTTCTCCATCAAATAGACCAGCTGCATAAGCGATCATATCTTTATTATCATGTGGTAAGTTTCTTTTATTTAGCATCACCCCAACTATCTCCTAAACCTTTATCTACTACAGAGGGTACTTTAAATTCTATTGCGTTTTCCATTATCTTCTTGATTTCATTGGCATGTTTGTCATCTTTAATATTAAAACAAAGTTCATCATGTATCTGTAACATGGGTAAGTGACCAGCTTCATAACAATCTAGCATAGCTTGTTTTGTTTGATCTGCAGAAGATCCTTGTATTAATCTATTCAACGCTTTGTAAGTGTAAGCTCTTTTAATATTATCTTTTCCATATTTAGCTACTGCATCATCAAATTTTTCAGCAACATGTAACCCAAAATCTTTTGTTTCCCATAAATCAAATCTACACTTTCTACCTTTTTTAGTTCTAATAACGCCTTTTTCATCTGCACTAAATTTACATCTATCAGAAAGTAATTTTACAAATGGGACTTTTCTATTGTATTTGACAATGAGTTTATCAGCTTCATCTTTACTTACTCCAAGTGATAAGGCTAATTTATTTTTACCCATTCCATACATTAAACCTAAGCCAATTGTTTTTGCTTGGGATCTTTCAATACCTACTAAATCAGCAACTGTTTGATGAAAGTCAGCCTCAGTATTTTTATATGCATCTACTAATTCGTTAGATCCTTCATATCCCTCCCCAATTGATGCTGCATAATGAACAGTCATCCTTGGTTCTTGTTGTGAGTAATCAAAACTACCCCATCGATGGCCTTCTTCTGGAATAAATAAACTTCTAATCTTAGGACCAAAGTCTTTATTTCTAGCAGGTACTTGTTGTAAATTAGGATTACTCATAGACAATCTACCGGATACTGTGCCCCCAGTATCAGATCTAAGTTGTTGTATCTCTCCATGTATTCTTCCATTAACTTGGTACTTCATGATTGATGCTAAAAAAGTTCCATGAAATTTATTCACCTCTCTTGCTTGTACAATAAGTTGTGCTATTTTGTTTTTATTATTACTTAACCAATTTTGTGTAAAGGAAGGTTCTTTTGTTTTTTCGGTTCGTGGATAGTCTAGTTTCATTTTGTCAAAAGCTTTGGCAATCTGGCGTGATGCCCAAATGTCTACTTCTATTCCTGATTCTTTTTTTATGGCCAATAGTATTTCTTTCTCTTGGTTCTTCATTTCTGTTTGTAATTCTTCAGCTTTTGCCACTTGGACTCGTATTCCTCTCTGGCGCATTTTTATAAGGACTGGTATTAAATTTCTTTCTAGATCCCATACAGTTTGTAAACTTTGATTTTGTATTTCTACTTTAAATCTTTGCCATAACTTTAACGTAAGTGTTGCATCTTGTTCAGCATAATAGCCAACGTGTTCAGCAGGTAGTTTCCACATCTCAGCTTTGGGATCTATACCGTGAGCTGCTGCAGCTTCTCTTAATTCTGTTTCTGCTTTAATCTCACCAAGGTAGTCAACTGATAATGCATTCAATGAATAACTAAATCTGTTTTCATCTATAAGTGCAGCTGCTATCATAGTATCTATTATAGGGCCGTGAACCGTGATGCCAGATGCTTCAAGCCAACCTACATCATACTGTGCATTATGAAATATTTTAGGACAGGGTAAGCTACAAATTTTTTTCATATAAGCTTTCACTTGTTCAGGTATCATGTTACCTCCACCAAGATGGCCAAATGGAAAGTATCCTTGCCACCCATCAACGGCTACAGCAAATCCTACTATTTCACCCTTACCTAAAGCCCAACCTGCACCTAATCTTTCATTGATACCATCGTCTCTAGTTTCTAAATCAATTGCTATTTCTTTTGCATTAGATAAATCCTTATACTCAATAGGAGTATTCCAAATAGCTTTTTTAAATGTTAAAGTTAACTGTAATCCCTTACTCATTTTTGAAGGTCTTTATAATTTTTTATTTTTTTTAATTTGTAATACCAACTAGTGTCTCTACCATTATCAAGGCACCACTTATAATGACTCTCTTTTATAGATGTCATAAGTTTCATATTAGCCCAAGGGGCATTTTTATTTTTTTTGTTCATCTCTTAAATGCTCTATTTCTAAATCACAATAATGTTTTATTTTGTTAAGATCTTCTACTGATTTACCCTTTGTTAAATATCTACATACATATTTTATTACGTTTGCTTGAAAAGGATTAAGGCCATTCTTTCTTATAAATGTCCAAGGTTGTATAAAAAATTTTTTATAGTGAGATCCCCCAATTTGTTTATCCTCTGGAAAAGCCTCTTCGAACATATCCTTATTTGTCATTTTTCTCCTGGACATAGATTAAATAGTCTGCACCAATTGGGTAATTAAACTTATAGTCTGTTCTTAATAAATGTAAAGTTTTTCTTGCTCTAGTTGCACCCGTATACCAAACTCTTCTTTCATCACTTTTTTCTTGTTTAGATTTGTGTGCATAGTCTGATGGATAATTACCTTTACTATACAACACTACATGATTAGCTTCTCCTCCTTTTACAGAGTGTATTGTATCAATTGTTATTAATGGATCTTTATCTAATTCTTTTTGGCCATACCTTCTTAATAATCTAATGAAGTGTCTGACTTGTCTTGGTTTAAAATTTCTTCTTAAGATCCAATACCAAGGTTTCTTTGCGTCTTCATCTTTTAATTCTAATCCACACCATTCTTTTAAATCTTGAAAATTGTATTCTCTAAAATCTGGTTCGGCTCTCCAAAATTTATCTAATCTAAAAGCTGGATCGGAAAGCTCTCTTAAAAACTTAAACATGTTTCTTGCTTGTTTCTTATCTATCTTCTTATCTTTTGTAATTGCTGTCCAAGCTTTAATTGCTTCCCATTGTTTTTCGTCAAAACATTTATTCTCTCTATTGTCCTTGTAATATAGCCCTGCATCTTTAGCTAACATTCTAAGTTCATTAACTGTTTCATTAACACGTCCTAAAATATACCAATCTTCTTGTAGGTTCTCAAAAGGAATTTCTTTAAATGATAGATAGCTTTTTACATAGCCTTGACTTTTTCCTGGAAGATATTCTTTCTCTTCACTATCTCTAATACCTCTTCTAATTACCTGAGAAAATTTATATATAGCTTCTCCAAATCTTTGAGTCTTTCTCAATTTAACTTTTCGTCCAGGAAAGAAGGTAGTAAAATATTTAGGATCAGCACCATTCCATTTGTAAATACCTTGATCATCATCTCCTGCCAAATAAATTCTATCGGACTTCATGGCCATCTTATAAATTACTGACCATTGTAATGGCGTACAATCTTGTGATTCATCTAAAATTAAAACCTTGAGTTTTGGAAAATCAACCTCTTTAATTGTTCTTTCAATCATATCATCAAAGTCTATAAAAGATCTCTCTCCTCCACCTTGTTTGTAATGTTCGTATGTAGAGATCTTACGATTAAATACAGTCAGTGAGTCTTTCTTATATGTCTCTTTCTTGTAGACTTGCTCTGGATCCATCAGTAAATTTCTAGCTTTACTGTAAATACCTAATGACCAATCCTTAAAAGTAAATGCCTCATCTGCTAAACGCTTGTCAGAAGTTTTTATTATCTTAGTCTGTAAGGCAAAATCAATTGCACAATGTTTAGGATCAAATACTTCTTCTTGAAAATATCTTCTGCAATATGTGTGTAATGTTTTAAACCTTAAAAAATCTTCTGTCGAATAATTTGGAAAAGATTCAAGGGCTCTTTTGACTGCAGTGTTAACAGCTTTGTTAGTAAATGATAGATATGCTATATCAGATGGCTGCACTCCTTTTCTTAAATAATTTTTTAAAACTCTTTCTATAAGTGTATATGTTTTACCGGTACCAGGTGGACCAAATATTTTAATAGTCTTCTTGTAAAGGTCTTGTAGTATTTTAAGTTCTAAATTTTCCTGTGTGGAAGTCATCATCCATTTCTGATGGTTGGTTAGTTTTTTTTGGTTGTTCTTGGACATTTGGTTTATAGTCTACAAATTTAGGCATTGTAACATACCAAACATTCTTTTCTCCACTGCCTGGATGATAGTCTAATCTCTCACAACCTAATAAATTAAATGCTTCATTCGCTGAACGAAAGACTTTATTCTTACCTAAAAAATTTTCAAATGTAATTCTTTTAAAATAACAAATGTTTGTTTCAGAATCTAAGACAACATAATTATCTTTTAACTTTTTAAAATCATCTTCTTCTATATGATTCTCAAAAAACTTTTTAAGAAAACTATATCTTTGTTCACCAACATTATCCTCAAATTTCATCTTCTCATTCTCTACTGCTTTCTTTACAATTGTAGACATAAGCATTTCAAAAGGTGATGGTCCAGAACGTGGCCTAGGTAATGTCATCCAAAATATTCCATACTTTAATAATTTAACTCTCCATGATTTTTCATCTTTCATATCTTCTGGATTGACAACAATTTTTTCTCCTTGAAAAGAAAAAGTAAATTCTATTGTAGTTGGAGTTCTTATAAACTCAACATTATCAAAGTCATCTATTAAATCTGGGACTTGGCTACCTATACCTAACTTACGTAACTTACATAAGTCTTTATTACATATGGGTGTAATTGCTCCAAACTTAGGAGGACATTTATAATTATAATCTTTTTTAGTAACTGATTTAGCAACAGAGTTTCTTACTTCATTTATATCTAATGGTGTTACAAAAACTTCTTGATTTCTTTTTAGTAAAACATTTGTCATCTCTTCTATATTTATTTTACCGTCAGCCTTTTTCATTTCTAATACACCGACATTGTAGAGCAAATCGTTTCTATGATTGCCAGACCATTTATCCATAATCATTTTTTGTATACATGGTGGATAATGTTTCCAATCTTCTTCTGGCTCATATTCTTTTACTTTGATATTTGATAATTGTTCTAAAGAGATAGTTTTCTTTGCAACTAATTCTAAAAAATTACCTATCATAATAGGAGTATTATTTTCATTGTAAGCAAATTCAGTTGTAGCATTCATGTTGTAGTAAGGCATGTTCATACATTTGTTCATAGGAAAAACTTCTAAAGCTTGAAAAAAGTTTTTATTCCATTCATGTAATTTACTTAATACTTCTTTTATTGGACTCCATTCTTTTAAAAATAAAAACAAATGTAATCCTCCAGACTTAGATCTCACCGCCACTAATGGCAGCTGATTGTCTTTAATAATATCTATAACTTTTTTTTGTGAATAATCTTTATAACTTTGTGGATCTATATCTATGCATCCCCATTTACATACATCATCTTTTTCAGGCTTTATTCCTATTCTTTGTTTACCTTCTAAATGATCTTTCCATAATTTAAGAGTAACAGGTTCGTGAACCGTGTATGTTTCTACTTGAACCTTTCCCCGTTCATCTACTTCCCCTGTTGAGGAAGTAGTAATGAACAGTTCAGAATTACCCTCAAATATTTTTAAGAGTTGCTCCTCCATAAAATTTAAAATGGAACAGATTCTTTATTTGCGCTAGTGTTTCCTGCTGATTGATTATCATCGTCAAAATTAACCTTACCGAAAATATCACTCTTCATAGCACTTTGATAAAACGCTTGAGTTGTCTCTAAAGTTTTTAACTCATCTGTTGCAGTTAAAAATTTATTAAACTCTACAACCCATCCATACCAAGAATTTTGTGAATTTGATTCTTTGGTAGTCGACAACTTATAGACGGTCGACCATGATGGTGGATTGTACATCCCGTTTTTACCTTGTGCTCTTCTAGACATGATCATTGAATTCCATGTCTTTGATTTTTTCTTTTGAGTAGACTTCATAGTGATCAATGCTTGTTCTAATGGATTATAATTTTCATCCAAAATATAAACAAAGTGATTACCTGTATCTTCAATATAGTTACCGTTTTCAAGTCTATCCTTGTTGTCGGCTCCTCTAGTTGTTTGACTCATGATAGATGGATCAGTATGAATACCAACTGGTCTTCCTGGACTATCTCCTTTATCTTTCCACTCATTAAAAGTGTTTATATAAAGACAAGGTACTACATACAATCCTTGTTTACCTTTCCAAACTTTACCAGATGTTTCACTCCATATGTCTCCTTGCTTTGCAGTTTCAACATACTTACCATCGGTCTCATCTAATACTGGAGAGTTAGCATAAAGTATTTTAAGAATTGGTAATTTTTGGTCACGAGCAGTTACATACTCCTGGCCTTGTCCTGCCATCTCTTCTAAATTTATTACAGATGGAAGTTTATCCTCTTTTTTCGTCATTGCTTTTCGTTCTATCATTTTTACTCCTTCGTGGTTATTTTAGTTTTATTTGCAACATAGGTCCCAAACAATTCAGCAGGCACATCTTTACCTAAGTCTTGAATTTGTTC